AAGTCTTAACATTTCTTCTTCGAATATTTCTATTTCTATGGGAGTAAGTTGGTCATAAGGTTTATTAAACATTCTCAGAGAATGCTCATTAGCATTGTCCATAGGATCTCCCATGTCCGAAGAAGCCATTTGCTTATTGGGATCCATATCACCTGTATATTTAATGCTTGGAGCGCCTGCTTCTAATGTTTCTGAAATATTAATATCTGTTATAGCCATAATTAAGTCACAATTGGTTTTGGGTGCAGGCGTTATTATCCTGAGTTATCACACTTTATTTGATTTTTTTATCTTCGTCAACACGTTTAAAGGGTTGACTACCTTGATATAGATCATCCCAGAAACGACCACAGTATTGATATTCACCTACATGTGTAATGTAATCTTTAATGTAGATATGTACTTTGCCACCCATATCACTCCATCTTTGACAGAACCCAAAGTCTTCACCATAGTATCTTTTAGTCTTAGGGTCATGCAATGTATCAAAAAGATTATAAGTATTGGGAGTTTTAATTTCTTCTCCATTAATAATCGTCGGTTGGAATACCTCTAATTCAGGGTAGTGTTTCATCATTTTTTCTAGTACTTCTCTTTTAATTAACATACATCCAGTCGGAGCATGTGTAACTTCTACTACTCCTTTCTTAGATTCAATGGCTTTCTGGTTCTCTACTTTTAAAGGGAATGTAAAACCTGCTTTAGATAGGTCATCTTTATTAGTAACCGCTCTATCTCTGTTATGGGTTCTTTCCCATATTTTATCCCAACTAATAGTCTTCATGGGGTAAGGACATGCAATAAGATCTAACTCTTTCTCTAGCATAGAGAAAATAGTTTTACTTTGAAAGTCTATATCTGAGTCTATAAATAATAGATGAGTATATTTATCTGAGTGGTTTAACATCTCAGCTACACATAGATTTCTTCCTTGTGTAACTAGAGAAGATTTCATTAGAGTAAAGCTGACTAACATCTTTTTCAAGAGACATTCTTGTTGAAATTTTAAAACTGCTTGGCAGTAGTGCATACTCACATCACTATGAACTGGAGTACAGACCATCACTTTATAAGGAGACTGACCTCCTATATTAATAGTAGTTACTGCACCACCTGAGTTAGTATTGGTTTGTTTTATGGTTTGATAAGTATCCTCATTAAACCATATAGGCTCATTGGGCTTTCGCACTTATTGCTCCTTCTAAAAATTTAGTCCACGTAGTACCTATCTTGCCCCATCCATAATAGATGTTAGCATAATGAGATTGTGATTCTAAATGATTTAAAACTTCATTTTCATGTAATTTATTTGCTGCTTGTTCTATAGCAAAAGCAAACTTTTGAGCCATCACCCTATGATCATTTTCGTATGGAACATACAAAGGAAACTCAGCTCCTGTTTCATATAACGCACCGAAGTCATTAACTATACAAAATATACCTGCGGCCATACATTCTAATAAAGAGATACAAAAAGTTTCTTCAAAGATAGATGGATATACATACATTTGATATTGCTCTAAATTGTCTTTAATATGTTCATTGGGTTGATAACCTATGTAATTAACGTTAGGTAATTTTGTAGCCTGCAAATATAACTGTTCGTAATCTTTATCTGTTTCATTAAAAAAGTGTTCTCCATAAACCCTTGTAGAAGAATACACATCTAAAGTTATTAAAGGATTCTTAACCAACTGCATGGCTCCCAATAGAACTGAGAGTCCTCTCCATGGGGTGTTATGATGAATTATTTTAATGGCTTGACCTTTTTTATATGCAGGTGCTCTTTGGATACCACTGATTCCATTCTTAATAACCACACATCTGTGAGTGGGTATATCAAATTTTTTTCTAAACTGTTCATAGTTCCAATGACTATTAAAAACATACCAGTCATATTTATTGTGGTTACTTTTATCACTAAACCAGGGATTTAAATTAGGTTGGTCCCACGAATTTTTCTGCCATAGAATATTAACTTTATCCTTATGCAAAGGAACTCGTTCAGGCACAGATGTACAAATCTGTACTTCTTCCAATAATTTAAAATCTACATTTCTTTTTAAATACTCGAGCTGTAGTTCTGTTCCACCTCTAGGTGATTGTGGTCTTAACTCGTCACGATTTTTTATCTTCATCTTTAATCATTACTTTCTGTATAGCATTCATTCCTTTAGGGGACACTGTTACAGCACAGTCTTGTACTATATCAGGCCCTTCTTTCTTCTCCAAAGAAGTCTCTCCGGTTTTTGTATTTCTATAAGTGATTACAGTTGTGCAATCTATTTTAGTTATATCAACCATTTTCATTCTCCCTATTTATAAGCGCATAGTTGCATACAACAGTAAGTTCATTACCTGTTGCAGCCTGAGCTTTTATAGCATCTCCTGCTTCTAAATTCAACCCTTGAACTGTGGCATTTACTACCGAACTAGACAAAACATTATCTCTAAAAAATTCATAATCAGTAGTACCTGAGCTATCATAAAGGCTGGCATTACACAAGATAGTTCCGGTACTTGCATTAGAAAAATAGCAACTTTTAACTATAGCCACGGCTGAGGTACTAATAGTAAGGACCGTCGTTAGAGCAGTGTTTGTTAAAGCTATGCTTTTATTTTTATATTGTATACTCATGTTAAGAAATAGTTAAATGCGTCCTGTTCGTTTTTCATGTCTTGTTGAAATGAAAAATTTAATTGTGTTTTAACTGTGTCGAGAGCTTCTAGAACTTGTCTCTGGTTCTCCACCTTATACTCTTCCTGTGGTTCAGGTATGTAGGCTGTTATCTTAGCCATTACGTTTCACCGAATGTATTTATGTCGAGCCATCTGTAATAAACATCTCGCCAGCTTTTATCTCCCGGACGAATCGCTGCATTCCCTGATGTATCTTGCTTAAATTCATCCCAAGTTGTACCTTTAGCCTCCATAAACTCGGGTTGGTTTTTGTTGAACCAATTAAAATAAGAGTTATCTCCTGATATTGGTATTGCGTCTGCTTGATTGGTTGTGGCTGACTTTGCTATATCAACCATAGTCTTTGCTTGTGGTACATCAACACCTCTTATACCTTCATATGTATTTCTATCACCTCTACTAGTAGCGGTAGAATCAAGAGCCGGCATCGCTCCTTCCCACCCTGCGTCCATTAAATTTTTATAAGTATCCTCTGTTATTGGAAACTCATCTGATCTATTTAAAATTCTATCTATTCGTTTTTGACCTATTCTCTCATCTTTTGCCTTTTGCCAAGCTGCTTGATCTTCATAGTCTCCTCTTCCTTGAAAAATCTTATCTTTTAGATTACCGAAAAATCCTTGATTAAGTGGTCGCGTACCAGGCATTACAGTTGTTGAACCTTTTTTACTAGCCAGTAAACTTAACTCTGCAGGAGACTTACCTGTTGGACCTTGCAGATGAGCTGTGCTTGTATCTGCCCATCCCGCAGCACCTGCACCACCAGGATCTGCATCCATGGCAGCAGTAATATCTGAACCAGCTCTATTCTGCTCTGCTTCAGCTGATCCCCATCCATTCAAACTCATCACCCCTGATGGTCCTCTATTCACTCCACCATTTAGTGAGTTATGTAAATCTTGGTTAACTAGTAAATCTTTTTCGGCTTCAGTAATGTAAGCTAATTCTGTTGTTGGATGATCAGGACTCGATTGCCAGTTTACTGGGGCCGTAACCTCTTTTTGTTCACCAAGATAATTTTTAACACCACCTTGTATACTACCACCATTAGCAACATTGTGTTTTTGTTCTCTAACTTTTTTCTTACGCAGTTGTTCTATCATGTCCTCTTCCATCTGTTTCTCGTACATCCACTGATCAATCATACTTCTCTCGTTTTTATATTGTTCTAGATTGTATGAACCTACATCAGCAAAACCTAATCTAGTAATTCCACCTGTATTATTTTGAATTCTACTTCCGTAAGTATCGGTCCAGTCACGAGCTATCTCTGGCTCGTTGGCCCATAAATATCTTCTTTGATCTTCTGACTTAAATGGCATTATCTTCTTCCGTCCGCTTGCGCGTCTAATCTTAATGTTCCATATCGCCAAGTCTCGCCTGTGGCGTCATTAGCAATATTGATTGAAACCAATCTTCCTCTGGCTCTAGTATCTACTTTAGCAGTAGAAGAGTTAACTGTAAAGGGTCCTAATGAAGAACTTACAGCTGCATCATCAGGGTAAGAGCTTACATATAAAGTCATCTTAGCGTTTCCAGATAGGTATTTAAAATCAGGAATAAGGCGCCTAACAGACATAAAATATTCTCCATCTCCTCTAAAGTCTACGACCCCTGTGGGTGTTCCCATCATACTTTTTTTAGAAGTAATGTCATAATCACCAGACCTGATGTAGGCATTAATAGAAGTAGTGCCTGAAGTATTGATCTGATCGGTACCTGTTTCTTGAGCATAGTACATGCTGGCTCCAGCCAAAGCTGTCACTCCATAAATAGGATACGTAGGAGTAGCTGTAGAATCATATTCTGTAGCATGTGGAAGATTAAAAACCGTAGCATCAACATAACTTGATCTAGCTAATGAGGAAGTAGTCCATATATTCTCTCCGTAATTATAAGTAACACATCTATCAATTTGTTTAGAACCGGATTTTGGATAGAACCAATTTATCTCAGTGAATAAACTATTGTGACTTGCGGCTACTATTAAGTTAGAATCATAATTAATTCCTAAGTCAGCTCCATTGGTTTCGAATACAAAATCTTCTACTAAACAATCAATTGATTTAACCGTACCATCATATCTAAAAAATCCCCCTGCGTCTCCCATCCAATAGACTGCTCCATCGGCTGCCACAGCTGCATGAGGTCCCATACATCCACAATTCGTACCAACTTGTCTAAGACTAAATGTGTATGGTGGGCCTACATATTGAGTTACGTAAGCTGCGGTGTCTGTTAAAATTAAAACATAGTCCTTACCAGCTACTGCCGCTCTGATTGTATTACCAGAATCTAGTCTGAAGGTTCCAGCTGTATTAGTAGCTGTAGGTAAATAAGTATTTAAATCTTCTTGATTAGAAAATCTTACAAACATAGGGTCCTGAGTAGTGGTACTTCCAATAGTAGTCTCAGTTCCTAAGTGAAATAAATGTCGGTCTCTATCTGACACTAAGGTCATAAGAGAGGCTGTCGGATTAGACGACGTTAAATAACTTGTTGTAGTGGTAGAAGCTCTAATTGTTCTAGGATTAGCAGCGCCTGCGTTCCACGTGAAAGTTTTACCATTACGAATGGTAGCAATTAATACTTGTCCATAGTTGTCTAGGCTCCAGAGGCCTGGATCTAGAACTACATCACTTGTTGTACGTTCCGTACCCCAAGTAGAATCACCCCATAGATAAGTACCCCAGCCGTAGCCATAAGTTTGAAAAGTAGGTCCTATAGTTTCGTAGGGAAGAATACTTGCTGAGCCAGTTCCTACTGAAGCTGCACCAGATACCGTTGGCATCTCAATCGCAAATGTATTAGTAGAAACATTAAATATCTCAAAGCCATTATCACTAAAATCAGTAGTTGCCCATCCCGAACCTGTAGGAACGGTAACTGTTGAAAAAGTTATATAATCTCCAGTGGATAAATTGTGGGAAGTTTTATTAACAGTCAGAGTTCCACTGGCTAAAGAAGCCGTGAAGGTAGCTGAAGTTAAAGCTGTTTTTAAAGGAGTAATATCAAATACTTGGTCCGCGTAATACACGAACAAGACTTTATTAGTTCCAATGGCTATATACTTTTCACCCGCTAAACTTGTAAATGCGTGTTGAGTTCTAGCTGCTCCTGGTAATGTATAAGTGGGGTTAGTTAATTGTTGCCATCCACCTATTTTCTCAGGTAATCCATATCTAAATCTAACAAAATCTCCGTCTGTCCATTGACCCTCAGCGCCTGCTTCAGTGGCCTGTTTATTAAATCCTGGTACAAATTTTAGTTTCTGTAGCATAATTTCTCACTATATAGGCTATTTTTTAAATAGTCTAGACGTAGTTTATATTGATTAAAAACCGAGCTTTTGCATCGGTGCAGGTAGTTCCTGAATGCTCTATTGTGGCCGGAAAGCTTAACATCCGGTTCTCTTTGTTTACCACACTTTCCCCTGTTTTTAAAACAGTTTTAGCATTAGTGGTATTTAAAAAGAATATACTAGTCGTTATTCCTTTAGGCTCTTTTACATCCGTATGAAAAGGAAACGATAATTTTTCTGGAGTATATGGATTGCAATTGGCCTTAACCTTAACTAATGTTTTTACATTTAATTTATCAAAGATGGGTTGTAAGAGTTTAATTAAATAACTCATCTCTTTCCCATCCTTATAGAAGATATGAGTAAATTGATAGTAATCTAATTTAGACTGTTCATAAGCATCATTATTAACCTTAAATGAATTATAATACCAGGGGAAAGTATTGCTCCTCATAACCTGTTGAAGTTCTAAAAACTCATCCTCTGGAAGGAAGTTATCCATAAGGTTCATCAATATGCCCACGATACAAAGGTACAACGTGTGCCCTTTTTTATTTCATTAACATGATGAGGATACACAAAAGAAGAAGGAAATAATAAAATATCTCCTTGCTCCATCTTGAAAGTATGCGGGCCGAGACAGAATTCTCCTCCTTCATAGTTATCATTTAAAGCGCCCACTATAGATAAAATAGGAATGCCCCTGTCTACCCCATCAAAGATATCATGGATATGATCGAAGTGTCTCCTCATCATACTGCCAGTAGGATATCTATTAAATCTTATTGGGTTTATTTTATGAATAATTTTTTGTTTAAGCCTAGCTTCATATTCATCCAAAGCCTTAATGACAAAAGGAGATAACTGATCGTGGAATTCTTTGTCTGCAGGAACCACTTCTAATTCTTTGGAATCATGTGATCCAGTATTTCCACTGACAGTATTATACCAGGTATGAGTAGTCCACTTAAAATCAGGAAATGCATTCATGATTCTCGTACATAAACCTTCCGGTATTAGTTTCTCTTTATATATAAAGTCTTCTAGTCTAGGTATCAAGGGGCTGATCCGAATCTAAAGATATATTCCCAGCTACAGTAATTCTATCTTTAGTAGAAGTATAAAAAGGATATACCGTATGTTTTAAAGCTGCAGGAAAGAATAACATTCTTCCTTCTGCCTCCTTATCTAAATGATAATAATGGGGATTAAGACGTCCCAAAATATCCATATAATAAAAAGAAAAAGACGAGGCTAAACGATTATTAGACTCCTTTATAAAAGGAAGCGCGTGCTCTTTTCTAAAGTCTGTGGGTATCTTCATAAATATCACAAAGGAATAAACCCCTTTATGATCATGCACGGGATTAAACTCATATCGTTTTTGAAAATTACACCATAATTTTTCTAAAATGTATTTATGATTCCTAGTTAAAATAGGAGGGACAACAGTATGAGGAGAGAATACTTTTTCATATTCTACAATAGCTGGACCTATAGTAGAGTTAAAAAACCAGTCATCTTTATCCGCCATTAAATGGGAACGAGTGATGTTACCCGCTAAGTTTTTATTATATCTCTCTTTCAGAGCTTTCTGAGATGTAGCGATATAACCATTTAAACCTTTGATGATATTGTCTTCAAGTTTTATTTCTAACCAACCAGAATTAGGGGGAGATACTTTTTTATATTCCATAGATCCAAAAGTTAGAGTTAAAAGAAATAACGATTTTAGTTTTAACCCCTCTGTTAAGAGGAGACTGATGAATAATATTTGCAGGGAAGGTTAATACTTGTCCCTCTTCCATTGGAATAGCATAGGTTTGATTAAGAATGGG